TATGGCTGATCCTACCGCATTGTTCGGTAACGGGGGTATGGCAACCAAACTCGGAGCTGGTGTTGGTGCCGCCGCTTCAGGATTTATGGCAAAAGGTGTTGGGGATTTTGTGAGTGGTGGTTATACGCTCAATAAACATTTAACGACTGCTGGAGGTCTTCTTGCTGGAATTGGGGCTACTGGCGCGCTTGGTCCTTTGTTGGCCGCAGGGCCGGCTGGTATTGTTATCGGTGTTGTTGCGGGATTGGCTAATAGATTGTTCGGCAGAAAGGCAAAAGAATATACTGATGTCGGATTGGACCTAAACATGGGTACCGACACTAGTGGTCAAGTATACAAAGATTGGATTAAAAAAGGCGGAACATATCGTTCAGATAAAAAAGGAACCGAATACGAAGCGTTGGACAGTGAATTGGTATCTTATCTGAATGATTCGGCAGGAACAATTCAATCCTCGTATGGTAAGTTGGCAGAAACAATGGGATTAAGTGCCGGAGCAATTGTTGGATTTACTAAGTCATATAAGATTTCATTGGAAGGATTATCTGGTCCAGAACAACAAAAGAAGATTGCCGAATTCGTACAAAAATATGCGGACGATGCAATTAAATCGTCCTACGGTAACGTTTCTAAATTTGCACTCGAAGGAGAAAAAACGACAGAAACATTTGCTAGAATGGCAGGTGCTGTAGAAAATGTTGCTTATTGGTTTGATGCATTAGGATACACTGCAGAAAAAACTAATGATATGTTTAACAAGATGGTCGATAGTGAAGGTTTACTGACAGCATCTTCTGCTGGATTCTTTAATGCTAATTGGATGAATTCCCCATATTACCAAAAGATGTTGGAAGAGTTTGGTGGTGACTACGCTGGTGGTGGTCGTGGAGCGTACTCTCAGTACTTCACTGGTGGTATGACTAATATGTTCGGTGGTGGCATTCCTATGAACATGTACGGACAAGGTCAACAAGGAACATTTGAACCTACAGAAGAACAGAAAAAATTAGCAATCGCTGGTGCTAAAGCAAACTTTATTGAAATGTTTGGTGGAGAAGAAAACTTTGGTAAAACAATGCAGAGTTACTTTAGCTCTTTCTATTCACAAGAAGAGCAAGCCGAGTTTATGGCAAGACAAGCCACTATACAAGCACAAGCGGCTCTAGAGAGTGTTAATGAACAGTTAAAAGATTTATCTGAACAATTTACTGATATTGATCCTAATTTGGCAGCATCACTTGAAGGTATCACTTCACAGAAACAAATTGATGAGGCTAAACAGGAATATAGAAAAGCAATTGAAGCCGCAATGGAAGCTGGTGACATGGAACTTGCTGCAGAACTGTTGCAGAGTTCTGACGTGTTTATGCAAGCAGCAAATCTGCAACTCCAAGCTGCAGAGATGAATGGAAATGCTACCAAAGAAAATATAAGTCTGTTTTCTGACTTATCGGAATTTTCTACTGCTGGAGATTCGGTAATCGCTTTAGCGGGAACTAAAGACACTCCAATTCCAATATCTGCTGAAAATATTGAAAGCAAATCCCTAGGCTACATCAAGACTTCCCCTCCACCCAGTCAAGCGGAGGCTGTAGTTCCTGATCAAACGGAGGCTGTTGTAGCCGCTGCAGCCGCAAATCCTGCCGTTATTTCTGGTAGTGGTAATGTAGATAATAGTTCTGTGAATAATAATGTGTCGATATCAAATGCATCAGTTAGAGATTATCATCCGCATTTAGGGTGGAACGTGCGAGATCTCACCTTTGGATATTTTTCTGCGGCGCATCAACGCCTCTACTAAACAAAAAAAAAGGCGCCCGAAGGCGCCAGTCTGAGGAGAACAGGCACCCGAAGGCGCCAGTCTAAGGAGAACTTATAGGTTTATGCTTCTGCAAGCTTTTCGAAATAAGTCAATCCATCATCGTCATCATTACTATCCGACCAAGGATCAGAAGATTCTGCCGTTGATTTTTCCGCAGGTTCCTCAATAGATTCTTCCACTGAATAAGTTGCTGCATTATCATTAGTTGATAATCCAAGAATCATATTCAATCTCGATTCTAATTCCGCATATGTCTTGAAGTTTTCGGCGCTGATGAATTCTCGAAGAGAGAACTCTTCAGACCAAATTCTTTCTAAGTCATCATCTGCTTCTGAAGCGGGTGCTGGAGTATCGAATTCTGACTTGTCATAGTTTCGGTATCCTTCCACGTTACGAATCTTCAATTTGAAGTTTGCTCCTTCCCACAAATCGAATGGATTGATTGGAGTTTCGTCTTCAAACTCTGGATTCATCTGGTCATTTAATTTGTCAAAGATTTTTTTGCCAAACTTAAATAGTTTAACTTCACCTTCGTTTTCCGGATTAGCCGGATCTTTAATGACAAGAATGTTTGCGATATAAGAAAGTCTTCGCTTTTGCTTACGCGCAAGATCTTTATCAGATTCGTTACCACTATTCCAAAGTTTAGAATTATATTCTGATACAGGATCATTTTGATTGATCGTCGTCAAAGAGTTTTCAATATACCATTTTCCTGTAGGACCTTGGAATGCATGCGACCAAAGCTGTACCCAAGGCATATCTTCGCCGGCGGGTGAGGGTAAAAATCTAATTACTGCGTAACCGTTACCAGCTTTATCAACTGAAGGTTTCCAGAAACGAGTGTCCTCGTAAGATTTTTTTTCTCCTCCAGAAACTTTTGTTACCTCTGCGGTAAGTTTCTGTAAGTCTTTGTTTCGTTGTCGCTTAAGTTCTGCAAAGTTTGTAGCCATTTGTATTTCCTCGTATTATTTTGTATATATTGTATGTTTATATTATCCACTTTATTCATATTATAAATGCTATTTATAAGCCAATTACAGACTTTACAATAGCTCTGCACTTAGAAATATCAATGTCCATAAATGGACGATATTTCTTGCACATTCTACTGACCTCGTTGTATAACGGATCATTTAGAATAGTATCATATTTTTTCATAAATGTCAAGAGTTCATTTAAAATTATTAGCGTTTCTATACTAATTTCTTTTTGAAAGTATTTTTTAATTATGGTTGGGTGTTCGCCAGATCTGATTTCAAAAATTTTATTTAGATCTTCCGATTCCAAACCGCTTAAAAATTCAATTTCCTCTCTGAATGAATATGATAGCGATTCCTTTTTTCGCTTCCATTCTTTGTATGTAACTTCACCTTTGTCACTTAGCAATTCTCCTACCCAAACTTTTGGGTTGTCGATTAAGTTTGCCACTAAAAAATCTTCAATTGCATCTCCTTTCTTTGCCAACCGAAAGAAAAAATATTTGTCTGACCTTTTGTTTAGTGACGCAGAAGAAATTCTAGATTTTTTACTATACTTAAAATAGTCGTATGCGTCGGACGTGAAATGGTTCTTCAGTGCGACATACTTACTATATGCACATAAAGCGTCCATTATCAATCTCCTATAGGCAACTTTGCGCCTTTAGACTCTACCATTCTTTGTTTAATAGCTTCCTTTTCTAATTTGACCTTCATTTGTGCGGTAACTAATGATGCCGCAGTTTCGATTTCGACATTATTTTTCTCGCAATACCAAACAATCGCATCTATCATAGTGATGGGTGATTTTTCGGTAATGATGTTCGAGATATTTTTTTCGAACTCTTTCTGGCTTAGAATTTTTAGCTTGTTCTTTGAGATTTTTTCTTTATCTTCTGCCATAGCTTTTGGTGTGTGTTTGTATAGTTTAAGCATTTATTCTTGATCCTTTAAAGTTTCTACTTGTAAAGGTTTTTTTCGACGAATTTCTTCTTCGGCTTTAGATTTGCGAATTCTATTTTCTCGAGTCAATCTTCGTTTTTCGGTTGCAGCAATTCGACGAAATTTTCTGTTCAGCCCCGATGGGGATTTTCTGCCAAACATTTTATCTGGACTCTCTACAGGATTCTCTGCCCGTAACCTCAGAATATTTGATGCGACAGCTCTTGCATTGTGGGGTAATTCTTGGTATAATCTCTTACCAGCTTTAGACGAATTACCCGTTTTCCTCATTAGTTTTGCTTTCTTGCCGTTCATACGAATCTCCATTTGATGAAGACACTAGTATATCACCATATCCAGAACTTGTCAAGTAATTCAGACACTTTCCACAATTTAAATCATTTTCATATAGGCGTTTTAGCAAGTCACCCGAATTATCATAATCTGATTCGCGGATGTTCCTGCAAACGCACAGAATCATTGTTCTTGTGAGAATTTTTCTAGATGTTTGATATATTCTGTTATGCTGTGGTCGCCAAAACTATCAATCTTACCTTGTTTTAGTCCCATCCAGATGCCTCTTAATTTATCTTTGACTTTTTGCCATTGAGTTAACTGTCTCACTTGCCCGTAAGCGTTGATATAACATGCTGTGCCGTGATGTTTGT